AAAAAAAAGTAGTTGATAATATAGTAATTGTAGCACTTTCACAAGGTCCTCCTTTAAAAGTACAACTAGATATGATAAAAAAATACAATATGGTAGGTCCAAAATTAATACAAAGAATAGAAGGATATTTAGATAAAGAAGATTTAAATGAAATCCAACAATTGAAGCAGAGCTCTAATCTTGTAAATAATGCACCATTTAAATTTATTGATAAACGATTTATAATACAATGTTATAAAGATTTTAAAATGATGGATGTTTTAAATGAAATGACCGAATCGTGTACAAAACCTGGTGGAAAATGTGGAACCTGTTGGTGGTGTAGAGAAAGAGAATGGGCAATGGAAGAAGTATGTTAGATTTAAATTTATTAAAAAATATAATGAGTGAGATTAGAGAGAATGATGATCTATTAGATTCGTTAAGTCCTAATCAATTCGCTACTAAACTAAAACTTGTTGAACATGTAGACAAATTAGATTTTTTAAATAAAGATTCAAAAATAGTTATATTTGGTAGTTGGTATGGCAGTATATTAATACCTGCTTTTTATCATAAAGTAAAACAAATAGTATGTGTTGATACAGACGCACAAGTAATTAGTAGATCAAAGTATAGAATATTTCCAGAATGGAATATTGATTGGATAACAGGTGATGTATTTGAAAAGTATAGAGATCAATACGATGGTGTTGATTTGTTTATTAATACATCTTGCGAACATATGAAACCTATGAAAGAATGGGGACCGGCACCAATAATGAAAAATCCTTGGTGGGGTAGAACTTCACCTACACACTTTGCTTTTACATCAAACAACATGTTTGATATTGAAGGCCATATTAATTGTGTAGATACAATAGAAAATTTTAAGAAACAATTGCCTAGTAATGCAACTGTATTATCAGAGGAAAAGGTAACAGATTATAGAGGTACAAGATTTATTATAGTAGGAAAAATGGAAGGAAAACCTGATCCGATTATGTCATGGGAAGAAGCTAAGAAAATAAAATAATGAAATTATTTGATAATGAAACTAAAAAAAGAGTTATATTCTCCTTGTATATTAATATACCTAAAGAGGAGTTAGACTTATTTGATAAACATATAAAGAAACCAGAAACAGAGTTTACAAATATTAATACTAAAAATGAATTTGAAACTCATTACCAAAGACTAATAGATTGTAAAAAAGAATATGCTGATAAAATAGGCGTAGACTTTTTTATGCATGAAGAATATAAAGAATATTACGATCACTTTCAAAAAAACTATCCAGAAATTACAAGTTATAATATAGTTAACTTTTTTAAAATACATTTACTATATGAGTATAGTAAAAAATATGATGAAGTATTATACCTAGACTTTGATGTTGTTCCTAATACAGACGAAAACTTTTTTGACCATTGGGATTTATCAAAAGGTGTTTGTGTTTTAAATAATAATGAAAGAGTATCTCCTATTCAAAAGATTACAGAAAGAACACAAACAATAAGAAGTCCAAACGCAAAATTTTATAATGCTCAAGCTATGTTAATAGAAAAAGGTTTAAGTCCTGAAAATGATGTTATTAATACAGGTATAATAGGTATTGATAAAGAACATTTAGATCAATTAGAATATTTTACAAATTTTAAAGAAACTCTTAATGAAATGACAAGTCTTATAGGTGTATATGATATATTTCCTAAAAAGATTGCTGATTTCTTTGGTTATGATAATGAAACAATATTTGCTGTGAAACTAAAAGAAAAGAAAGTACCAGTACAATGGTTAGATAAAGATTGGCACTATTTCTTTGATACAAATCTTTTTATTCCTAAAACTGCCAAACTTATACATGCTATTAATAAAAGGTTTGATATAATTTGGAGAAACATTGATGATTAAAATATGTACTGTATACTTCAAAGGCATGTATACACCAGATTATGTTGCTAACTTATATGATGGACTGAAAAGAAACAGTACAATACCTTTTCAGTTTATTTGTTTAAGTGATGACCCTAACGTAAAGGCCGATGTAGTATTACCATATAATCATCATAGTACTATTGTAAAGCACTGGCACAAATTAAAATTTTTTAGTCCTTTATTTGGTGGTCAACAACCAGGCGATGAGATTGTTATAATGGATATAGATCAAGTTATTGTAGGTAATGTAGATGATCTTATAGGACATCCAGTTGGCGATGATGAGTTAGTATCATATGGTGTATTTTGGAATGAAAGATTACATACTAACAGATTAAAAGATAATAACATATTACCTTTGAATGGTGGTTTTTATAAATTTAAATCTGGCCAATTCAAGCATATATGGGATGATTTCGCACTTAATCCTGAATATTGGCAATTGCATTATTACAATGTAGGTAAAGTACACTTTAAATATTATGGCGAACAAAACTATGTTGATTGGAAAATATTTGAAAAGAAAAGTAAACTTACTAATACACCACAAGAATGGTTAGGTAAGTATACAGAAAACGGAAAAGATATGATAAATCTGAACAAGATGTATGCAAAAAAATTTGATACAGATTATATGTTGTTAGATGAACCAAATGAAAAATTAAAGATTGTACACTATACAGGTCCGAATCGTGTTATTCACGAACTAAAAGACAGCCCTTTGTATAGTAAGTGGATAAATAGGTAAATGGACGAGAAACAAAAAAAAGAATTTGAACAAAAGTTAAAGGATAAGAAACTATGGTTTTGTCCTTTACCTTTCACACATGTATTCTCTAGTTTAAGTGGTAGATTTGCACCTTGCTATGACGCACTAGCAAGAACTGGCCATAATATGGAAGATACTACAATAAGAGAATGGTATACTTCTGACTATCAAAACACTTTAAGAAAAGAAATGTTAAAAGAGGATTATAATGGTAAATTCTTTAAACATCATTGTACAGGTTGTTGGAAACAAGAATCAAAATATGGTCGTTCAGATAGACAAAAATATGTTGAACAAATATTAGCAGGTACATTTGATAGTAAAGTACCAGAGTTATTAAGAGCCGTTCAAAAATTTCAAGATGACGGTAAGTTAGATTTAGATGAAAGAATATTAGACATTAAAATGAAGATGTTTGGTAATGCTTGTAATCTAGATTGTTATATGTGTACACCAAGAAGTGCTAACACTAGAACTATATCTTTAAAAAAATTAAAGAAAGTATATGATCCTGATTTAGACCCTAAAGACGGTGATAGAATGAATACTTTAAAACATGATGATATAGAATATCTAGATGATATTGCCTCTGTAGCAAAATATACTAGATCAATCAAACTAATTGGTGGCGAACCTTTAGTTATGGTAAATCATTATAAACTATTAGACAAATTAGTAAAAACAGGTTACTCAAAAGGTATAGACTTAATCTATAAAACAAACTTATCAGTATTTGATATGGACGGTTACAACTTTAGAGATTACTTTGACCACTTCAAAGAATTTGTAATGAAAATATCTATAGATAGTTATGGTAAATATAATGACTATATAAGAAAGAAATCAGATTGGCCTTCACTTTTAGATAATATGAAAACAATGAGAGCAAGAAGAAATGCAAGAGTTAATGTTCACTCTGTAATATCTTTTTTAAGTGTATTAGAAAATTATAAACTAATTGCATTATTAAAAGATATGGGTATAGCACATACGTTCTATATTATAGAATATCCAAAAATCTTACAAGTTAAAAATTTACCATATGATATAAAACAAAAATTAATACCTTTTTATAAAGACTATCCTAACATTATAAGATCATTAGAAAAGGAACAAGATGAAGCAGAATTTATTAAGACTATTGAGTATTGTCAAGATTTAGATGAAAATGGCTTCAGTAAGGAAAAAGGACATGATTTATTTGCACTACATCCAGAACTAGAAGAACATTATATAAAGGCGAAACAACGTGAGACAAGACATTAAATAATAATTGAAGGAGATATTATGAAGCTAACATACGGCGAACAGACAATAGACTTATTTGGAGAAGACATTTTTCCAGATGGACCCCCAGAAAAGGTTGTAATCTCATTATCAGGAGGTTGTGACTCATCATCACTTACATATTTAATTGGAACTAATTTTCCAAATATTCAAATGTATCCTTTTCATTCAAAAGATGAAGACTGCACTATAGATACTGAACGTGCTATAGAAGTACATAAATTTTTACAAGACAAATTTCCTACAGTTAATGATTTAGAAGTCTTTAATGTAAGAACAAGTGATCCTAGTTGGCAAAAAAAGGCCAAAGAAGCAATGGCTAATCCAAAAAATAGTCCTACAGTAAATGGTAAAAAAGTTTCTATGTGGGGATCATTAAACGGTTGTTCAAAAGCTCTACAAAACAGAAACGTAAGATCAATTATGTCAACAAGATATTCAGCACCTGTTGTTATGGCCATGACTTCTAATCCTCCAGTAGATGTACAAAAAGAAAGAGGATTTTATGATGTAGCAGAAAGAAAAAGGGATCCAGGCGACAGTAATTTAAAAATGATGGATATAATGCCAGCTGGTGGTAAAACATATCAACCATATCTAAAAGTTAATAAAAAGTTTGTAGCAGGTATCTTTAAAGAAAATAATTTAATGGAAACTTTATTTCCAAAAACTAAATCATGTGCTTGGTCAAAAACACTTGAAATATGTGGTAAATGTTTTTGGTGTAATGAAAAAGCTTGGGCATTTGAGGATTAGACGTACATTATGGTTGCTACAATACGATACATAAATGTCAATCCTGATGGTGGCGTACCAAAGCGTCATGTCACTACAGCTAATATAGAAAAATTAGGTCTTAAAGAAGATAAACAAAATTCTCATGGAGGACTTAATCGTGCTGTTTTATTATATGATAATCAAAAAATTATCAAATTACAGGCAGACGGACACCCTATTGCTCCTGGAACAGCCGGAGAAAATATAACTATAGATTTTTGGAGAGAAGGATTATCATATGATAATTTTAAAAAAGGAGATATAGTTAAAGTAGGAAAAACAATACTTGAATTAACTTTTACAGCACCACCATGTAAAGGAATTGGTAAGTCATTTTTAAATGGCAACTGCAAATTAGTAGATGAAAAAGTTAATCCAACATATGGCAGATGGTGTGCCAAAGTTTTAAAAGAAGGCCAAATAAGTATAGGAGATGTAATAGAGATTGATACATAATGTACACTATAAAAAAACTTAAAACCTGTACGCTATTGAATTTAATTGATTTTGAAAGCAATAGTCTATTATCAGGTGATAGGGCTTTAAATGATTTGCGTTTTAGTAAATTAAAACAATTGTTGTTTGAAACTCCGAAATTTGATGACTTATGTATAGTAACTGAAAATTTAGATGAGTATGGTTATAATACTAGAATGAATGAACTATTTACTGAAGTTAATAACAGATATTATTGGCTAGAGTTACCAAACTTCAACGAGGGATATGATAGATTTAACAAAGAAAATCCATTTAACTCCATTAAATTTATTAAAAAAGAATTTAAAATTTTAGGAGCTGAAATTAAAAATGTAATTGTGGCAGGTCAAAACTTACCAGGTTGTGTTTTTAAATCATTAGATCACTCTGCTTTACGTTGGGCTGAACAAGGACATCATGTACAGATAGTATTATCTATGTGTGGCGATTATGAAGTGTCTGGTGTTGGACCAGAAAAATATATGAACTCATTTGCTAATTTATATAAACAAATTAAAAAATCTGGACAATGGGCTAATATTGATTTAGTATCTGAAATTAAAGATATAAAATTTTTTAAAAATGGTGAAGTAATATGAGAAGAATAATTTATGATTAGAGATAGTAATAATGCAGCTAATGATGAGTTTGGTATAAGTGAAGAAGAATTTAACAAGCGTCATAAGAAAGCACTCAAAGACGCAGAACCAACAGGCATTAAGCGAAGAAAAAAGAAAAGAATACCTAAAGAAAAACCTAATCCTTTTAGAGGGCTAGGTAACGGTGGCAGTAGCAGAGGACCTTGGCCTAAATGATTTAATATGAGAAGAATAATAGCTTGTAGATTCGGTAATAAGTTTACACAATGGCATGTTGATAATTTAAAATATATGATAGATTTCCATTCTGGAATATCATATGATTCTTTTGAAGTTATTGAAAATGATATTTACGGTAATTGGTATAATAAATTCCAAATGTACGATAAGTTCCGGGATGGGGAGAACTTATACTTTGATTTAGACGTTATTATATGGAAAAAGTTACCAGATTTATTCAGAAAAGACTTTACTTTATTAAATGATTTATGGTGGAGAGAAGAAGCTCATACTCCATTAAACTCAACTATTGTCTCTTGGACAGGAGATGTTTCTCACATATGGAAAAAATTTAAAGAAGCTGACACGTGTTACCTGGAGATGTATAATAAAGGTAGTGATGAGTTTTATTATAAAGAAATAGAATACAAAAACTATGATAAAGTTTGTCCTTCTATTAAAAACTATATGTATGAAATTCCACCAAAAGAATTTAGTATCTGTACTCTAGGTCAAATGAACCACCTTTTAGAACCTGGTTGGAAAGGTTGGTGGTCAGATTTTATTCTACCTCACTATAAAGATTAAGAGCACTCTTTAATAATTCAATTCTAGTTTTACATTTTCTTAATGCTTTTTTACCTTCAAGATTTTTAGAATCTTTTATCTTATCTATTTCAAACAATCCAATCTTTAAAGCAAACATTTCATCTTCGGTTGCTTCTTCAGGATTAAAAATAAAATCAAGAACTCTATTAGGAGAAGTATCATCTGTTTGTACAAGACCCTCTCTTTTAGCAATAGCTAAAGCTACCTGTTCAAATTCTTTTTTTTGTTCTTCATTGTGACGATATGTACTCTCATGTATTTTTTCTATATTGGTAACTTTCATTAATGATATAAAGTATGGATGTTTTTCATCAAACTCAACGTGAGTAGATGTAAGACTTTCTTTATTTTCATTAGTTAATACTTCAATCCAATCTCTATTACTACTAGTAAATCTAGCGTCAACGAAATATTTTAACATTTCATCACCAAATCCTACTTCTTTATGTTCTCTTTTCATTATTTCAATTGACATTTTTATTTTCCTTTATATAATTGTATAGGTCAGTTTTAACCGACCAGTTTAGTTTATTCAAAATTTTAGTATCTGCTGTATTATCTTCTCTTTCAAATTCATTACCTACCCTTTTTTCTTTGAAATCAATTCCAAAATACGTTATCATCTCCAGCAAATTATAAGATTTTCCTATACCTATATCTGTTACACCTGTAAATTCACTTTTCATTAAAGTGTCAATAGCAGATATTATATCATCTACATGTATAAAATCTCTTGTATGATTAGTATGTACAAATGGTACATCGTTTCTTAATATTCTTGGTATCAACATATGCTCTCTAGCGCCTGGTCCGTATACAGTTGTAAATCTCATACCGATACTGTTTTCTGGTGCCATTTGTTCCAAAGAATATTTACTCATAGCATAAGGGTTACGCCAAGGCTCTATGGCCGTTGAAGAACTTGCATATAATATTTTTGTATTTGGAAAATAATCAAATAGTCTTTGACCTGCAATTACATTTTCTTTCCAGTATTCTGTAGGTCTATCTAAACTATCTCTAACTCCTGAAAGGCCAGCCAAGTGTATGACTAAACCTACATCGTAT